GTATTGGCCTCAAATATTGGGTATCTTGGCTGTTGTTGTGATGTTCGTTAAACTCAAGAGCGCCGTATCTGAATTGCAGAAAGATGTCCACGATATAATGAAAAGAGATACTTACTCTCAGGTTGTTAAGCTTCGGGCAGAACTTGATAGCTTAAAAGAAGGAACAAGCGAAAAGACTAAAACACTATTCGAACTTTGGAACCAAAGATTATTTAAGGAGTAGACGATGGCGCAAGGTTATAATGATAAATTAGATGAGTCTCTTGGCGAGCGTCGAGGGAAAGAGTCTACCAAAAAACAATCCTATAAAGCTAGGCGCGATGAGTCAAGGGGTGCTCGACGCAAAACAAAAGCTAATCATGTGGGTAAAGATACCTATCGTGGTTATCAATCTACTGCGCCAGGGAAAATGACTGAAAAACCTGGAGCCAAACCCTCTAACACAGGGCCTGTAAATGTTCCTGGCGGCGGTGTCTATGGTAAAAAGACGGCAGAGGTGGGGCGTCCTAAAGGTCGAATCCCTTATTATTGTTAGGAGTAATTAATGCCTACGACTTCAGGAACTACAGCTTTCTTTCCTCCTGTAGATGAGATTATCGAGGAAGCCTATGACATGCTTGGTGGGGAACCCCAACTAGGGCATGATCCTGTAAGTGCGCGCCGAAGTCTAAATTTACTTTTCATTGATATGCAAAATAGGGGCGTTCCTCTCTTTGCCCAAGAACAAAAAACTTTATCTTTAGTTGCTGAACAAGAGAGCTATACTTTGGATGCTGACACTGTAGACATACTTGAAGTGGCTCTAAGGAGAACAAGCAATTCAGTAAATACCGACACCCAATTACAGCGCGTCAGCATGGAAGAGTACCTAATAATTCCTAACAAGGCTAACCAAGGTAGAACAGCGCAAGTTGCCTTGGACCGACAAAAAATTCCAGTTCTTTATGTTTGGCCAGCACCTGAAAACGCTACCACTGATAGTATACTTTATTGGAGGGTAAGACGCTTGGAAGATGTTACAGCTAGTTTTCAAAATGTTGATTGGGTGTATCGTTATCTTCCTGCTATTACTTGTGGTCTAGCATACTATTTAGCATACAAAAGATTTGGCATTGAGCCAGGGAAACTTAACTATCTCAAGGCTTCTTACGAAGAAAAAATGCAGCTTGCCTTGGAGTCTGATAGAGAGCGTGTAGATATGCGGGTTGTTCCACGCTTAAAGGTTCTATAAAGCAATGACAAAACAAACTAAAGGCAGGGCTAAGGGGGCGTCTAAATTAGATAGGCAGACTAGAAGGATCACTGCCAGACTAGCTAAGCTAGACAAACATGATGCCAAGGCAAAAGCACATAACAAGAAGGTTGCTAAGAAAGGCACTCCTCAGACCAAGGGTAGAGCTAAAGTAGCGTTATCTTCTGATAAGATTGTTGCGTCTAGGGTCAATGAAATACAAAAAAATATCAGAAGAACAGCCAGTAAAAAAGCTACCCAACATAACCAGACAAAGGGGAGAGCCCAACAGCCGCGCAAAGGTGGATACGCAGATAAGCTGCAAAAGGACGCTGGCATAAAAAGGAAAAAGACTGATGCGGCTAAGGCGCGTATGAACAGACCCCAAAGAATGAGATAATAATGGCAACAGGGAAATACGCATGGTTTATTTCAGACCGCTCAAGCTTCCGTTTTAAATATCGGGACCAAGTAAGAGAGCCAGGAACAGGGTATCGAGTCGGACCTGGAGAATCAGATGGTGTTTATAATTTGGTAACAAGCCCTCTTAATCAGGCACCAGACACCAAAGATAATCCAGCTTTGCAAAACCCTAGACCTGAGGTAGTATTAGCGACAACGGGAGATAGTTCTTGGACTCCCTCGATGACCACCAACACTAACAATTAAGGTAGGAGAAAATGAAGGAAAGAACTAAGGTAGGTACTCATTGGGATTGGTCCTGCTATGACAACCGGGGTAATCTAAAGTGGAAAGAGGATTACGATAATCTTGTTGTTAATGAGGGTCTAAACGATCTTTTGCAGAAGTATTTCAATGGCTCAAGTTATACAGCAGCATGGACAGTAGCGCTTAAAGCCACTGGCACTGTTTCCGCTGGCGACACAATGGCTTCTCACGGCTTTACCGAAATTACTGCCTACAGTACGGCAGGTGGGGCAACTTCGGCTGCAGTTCGGCCAACGGCTGTCTTAGCTTCCGCATCTTCTCAGTCAGTTGTAACCAGCACAGCAGCAGTATTTTCAGTAATTGCTACAGCTTCTGTTGCGGGTGGTTTTTTAACCTCTGGCACAACGGTAGCAGGTGATGGCGGTGTTTTATATGGTTCTGGCGATTTTACAGCCATCAGAACTGTAATTGACGGGGATGTAATTAATGTGAGCCTTACGCTTACTGCATCTGCAAGCTAGTGAGTCGTGCCAGCAGCTTACACAGGGTTTGGATCGGGGCCTTACGACACACTCACATACGATAGGTCGTGGGTTACAGCATTTGTAACTTTAGGGGTATCTGCATCTGATGTCTATACTCCTAGGCTAACTAGTAATGTTAGAGTAACTTTAGGAACTGCCGTAGAAGCTATAAAGGCTGCTGACGGCTATTTCTATACGAGCATTGCTCTGGGCATAGGTGCAGCACTACCCGCCGTATCTATTGGTGGAAACTATGTCGGCGACCTAACTTTTGGGGCTGCGTTTGCGGAAGAACCCCAGGCGGCAACCGAATATTCTTCCAGCATATCTTTCGGTGTCTCTCTTGCTGATTTGCTGACAGCGGCTCACCTTGTTCATGATACTGTAACTCTAGGTACAAGCTTATCTGACGGTCCTTGGCAAGCTGACTCAATTATAAATGCTCAAGTAAGTTTAGGTACTGGTTTTACTTACCAGCAAACCGCCGCCGTTACAGCCAATAGCACCTTAGCTTTCTCCAGTAGTTTTGTTGCCTTTGTGAGTAGCACAGGACGTTTTATAGATCAGTGGACTTCTGTACCAGATTCCAGCACGGAAATTTGGACTTCAGTGTCACTTGGGTTCGACTAGGGAGGGTGATAATATCTAGCTATGGCTTTAACTTATACAACACTTCAAGAACAGATTAAAAATACTGCAGAAGATGATTCGCAGGAGTTTTCTGATTCTATTCCCAGCTTCATCGATAGGGCAGAAACTCGTTTGGCCAGAGAGCTAGATCATCCTGAGATGACAGCACACGTTCAAACTGTCCTCGCTTACGGAGACCCCTTTGTAACCAAACCTGCTAATATGCTGGCACCCTTAAATTTTTATGTTACTGACGCCGGAAGCCGCATAAAACTTTTACTAAGAACCGAAGAATATATTACAGACTATTGGCCGACAAGAACTTCAGTAGGCATACCCAAATATTATGCTAACTTTGGGGGAGATCGTTTCATTGTTGCTCCCGCACCTTCAAGTACTAATGCGGCAGAGGTAGCTGTAGTGGTGCAACCGGCGACTCTATCTGCAGCAAACGAAACTAATTTCTTTACGGACAAATGCTTTGATGCCTTATTCTTCGCTTGTATGATAGAAGCCTATATGTTTCTAAAGAATTATTCTATTCTTGAGGTTTGGAATTTCAGGTATGGACAAGCCATGCAAGCCTTGCAAAATGAGGGCAGACGTACAAGGCGTGATGATGAAGAGATGCCAGCAAGCAAAGCAGGACAAAATACCCTTACGGGTGTAGGAGGAGGAGTATGAACGGCTTAAGATCAATACCAAAAACTCATCGAGGAGAACACCTAGCCTATATTTCTCCCCAAGAAGCACAAATGCTCAGACAAATGGGCGGTGGTGTACCTACTGATCCACAAACAGGACAACGAAATGAGTCACAACAGCTTTTAGGCCCCGGCAACATCCCAAGTTTTGATAGTCCGGGGTTCGGTAGTGGTTTCGGGGCTAGTGGTGAAGCCACGGGAGGAAGTGGAGGTTCTCAAGGTACTTTTGGTGGTTTTGCTCCATCTAACCCGCAAGCTGAGGCAATGGATGCATTTTCTAGACGGATAAATACTC